CTTTCCTGTCTATGACAACGGTTATCACTGCTTCGGCTGCGGCGCGTCTGGTGACGCCATCGAATTCGTCATGGCCACGCAGCGGGCCAGCTTCGTGGATGCCGTGCGATTCCTTGCCGCCGGCGTCGGCCTGGAACTCCCGGGCGGCGTCCGCAACCACGGCATCACGCTGGCGCCGCCGCGCGTGGTCCAGCCCCTGGACGCCCGGGCGCCGCACGAGGATGACGCGAACCGCGAACGCGCCGCACTGCGCCTGTATTTGGAAGCGCGGCCCGGTCTGGCTGATACACCGGCGGATCTGTATCTCCGCGGCCGGGAGATTGATCTTCGCCAGCTCGGCCACCAGCCGCGCGCGCTGCGATTCCATCCAGCCTGCTATTGCGCGGAGCTTGACCGGCCGTTGCCGGCGCTGATCGCCGCCATCACCAATGCGGACGGCCGCCACGTGGCCACGCATCGCACCTGGCTGGCGGAGCGTAATGGCGCGTGGGGTAAGGCGCCCTTGCGCGCTGCCAAGAAGTGCCTGGGCGTGATGCGTGGCGGCACCATTCGCCTGCGCCGCGGCGTCTCCAACAAGCCGCTCCGCGACGCGCCGGAGGGCGATCCCGTGGCCATCGGCGAAGGGATAGAAACCTGCTTGTCCGTCGCCGTGGCGTGCCCGGAGTTGCGCGTGATCTGCGGTGTGTCGCTCTCGAACATGGCGAGCGTGGATCTGCCGCCGCAGATGGGCCGCGTGCTGATCCTGGCTGACAACGATGGCGGCAACGCTGCCGCCGCCGGCGCCCTGCAGCGCGTGGTCAACCGGTTCACCGCCCGCCACGCGGACGTGCGCCTGGCCCGCGCGCCGATCGGCAAGGATTTCAACGATTGTCTGAGGGTGGGATGACGTCCGCAGAGATCAACGTCTTGATTTCGAGGATGAAGTCACTCGAAGTGTTTCTTGAAGGCTATATGCGCAACATCGAAGAATGCGAGATCAGCCGGGATACCGCGCGCGTAGCGGTGACCGATGTTATCGCCCACCTGCGTTCGCTGCTGGTCCCTGCATGACCGCGCGCGGCAAGGACAACATCCGCGCGGCCGTCGCCGGCGCCGATCGCGCGCTGTCCGTCATCGAGGGCGGACGTGGCAAAGGACCCCCGCCCACGGACACGCACTCACCCGACGAAGCCGGCTGCCCCGTCACGCCCGTGGGCCATATCGGTGGCACATACGTCTTCCTGGATCGCGCCGGCCAGCGGCGCGACCTCACCGCGCGCCAGCTCGGCAGCCGGCACGATCTGCTGAGCCTGTTCGGGCACAACGATCGCTGGCTGCGCTGGAAATTTCCGAAAACAGTCCAGGTCAAGAAACAGGCCGAAGACGGCACCGAAGTCACCGATGAGCTGGTGGTGGACTTCATCCTCAACAAAGCCGCCGCCCATCTTGGCAGCCTCGCCTTTGAAGCCGGCATGATTGGCGAGCACCTGGTCTTCCGTGGCCCTGGCGTGTGGCCCGAGAGTGAATTCTTCCCGGCCGTCCATTGCGGCGACATGGTGCGCATAGGCACGGAGTGGCGCCCGGCCGGCCAACGCTCCGGCAATACCTTCTGGGCTGCCCAGGCTGCTGTCCCGCGCCCCGAGGGCGCATGTGATGCGAGCATAGCGTGCGAGCTGCAGACGGACATCCAGAACCTGTTCCGCTTCCGGGAGGCCGGCAGTGCAATCGCCGTCCTGGGCGTGCTCGGCACCGCCTATTTCGGCGCGGCCGCGAAATGGCGCAGTGCCTGCTTTCTGGTAGGGCCGGCGGGATGCGGCAAGTCCAGCCTGCTGGAAGTGCTGGCCGCCTGCTGCCCGCTCAACACGTTCTTGAATGACACCACCGCCGCCGGCACCATCGGGCGCCTGAACGGCCGCGCCATGCCGTGCTTCCTGGATGAGAACGAAAAGACCGGTGACGACACCAACGCCAAGCAGCTCCTCGACTTGCTGCTGACGGCCACCGGCGGCGCCGGCACACGCGGATCCCGCGGCACGTCGGATGGCGGCACGCGCACCATCGAAATGGTCGCCAGCTTCATCATGGCCGCCACCGCCGCGCCGCCGATGAAGGACACGCATCTCGGCCGCATCACCGTCATCGAGATGATGCCGCCGGACAATGGCGAGGACTACAAGGACAAGCACCAGGAGCTCATCGCCAAAATGCGTACGGTGGCGGCCCAGCTCTGGGGGCGCGCGCTTGGTGCCTGGGAACGTTACCAGGCCTGTATCACTGCGTTCCGCAAGGAACTGCAGGATGCCGGCTGCGCGCCCCGTGAGATGGACCAGATGGGCGCCATCCTGGCCGGGTGGTGGATCCTGACGCATGAAGGCCTGCCCGATGCACGCGGCCTGTCCACCGGCATCCTGGCGCTCGCCGGACTGGTGCGCACGGCGGACGTGGTGCGGCAGGAAGGCAATTCCCGCCGCCTAGCGCAGTATCTTCTCAGTTATGCCGTCATGCTGGATCGAAGCACGGACCGTGAGCCCATTGCCGGCCTGATGGGCACATGTCTGAAAGCCAGCCTGCCGGCGCTGGAAGCGGACAGGCGGATCAGCGTGGAAGTCGCCCGCCACAGCCTTCAGCGGATCGGCATACGTGTCATCCGTGCGGACGAACCTCTCCCCGCGCCCCGCTGCGCTGACGGTGCCGGCATCTTTTTCGCCACCGGCAGCCGTGAGCTCGCGGGCCTGTTCACTAATTCCGAATGGGCCGGCACACGGTGGCAGATCGCGCTGCGCGAAATGCCGTCTGCGAAAACCTTCGATCGGGTCGTGGCCTTTGGCGACTTCCGCTCCCGCGCCATCTGGGTCAGCGCGGTGGATCTGCAGCTCGAAGACCCGCCTGATCCGCCGGCAGAGGAGTGGTCCAGCGCCTAGAGCGCGTAACACATAACAGCGGGTAACAATCGCACTTTTAGATTGTTACCTGTCAAATCAACGGCGTAACAGCCGTAACAGGATTTTGCCCATTTCCCTAAGCAAGTCTCTCAACACCCCGATTCTGCCAAACTCTCCTTTAGGCAAAAAGGGCTGTTACCCTGTTACTACTGTTACTGTAATAATATAATATATATATATCATAGAGTTAGATAGTAACAATTTCCGTAACAGGCGTAACAAGGAGGCAGGGCATGTCACGGCAGTCACACGGCGCGGCGTTGGTTGCGGAACACCAGTCCGAATGGTCGCGCATCAAGGCTGCCGATGCACAGCGCGCGCAACGCCAGGAGTTCGACAAGCGCGTGCGCGATGCCGAGCTGGCGTCCAACGCCACACCAGAGACGATCCGCAAGGCCGCGAGCGACGTGGCACAGCGCATGTTTGATCGCGGTCAGATGGGGGCGGAGCAGCTCCAGGCGGCCGCTGAGATCGCCCGCGTCTTCCAGGCCGTGGGATGCGAGCTGCACTGCCGCACAAGCCGCTACGGTGCCGTCTCCGGCGGTTCCAATGACTGGCCTGTCCTGCTCGGCGTCGCATACCGGGAACGCTACACACCCTGGCGCGCCGAACAGTCCAAAATCATCGGCCCGCGTGGCCTGACCTACTGCCAGCTGACCTTTGCGCTGGTGGTGGACAATGAAGGTCCGCGTCAGGCTGCTGACCGTCTGCGGGTCGATCAGCGCACGCTCAAGGACGCGGTCTGCGAATCGCTTTACCGCTATGCAGAGATCGCCGGCTGGATAAAGCTGCGCAACCTCCCGCTTTTGACTGTGCTGCACGGCAATGTGAGAGCCGCTTGACAGCTCACCACGTTTTCAGGCATGTTTTTCCCACTGTGGTTTACCGCGCTTAGCCGGAGCCGCATCACTCCATGAAATTCAGCGTCAAGCCCGATTTCGAGCGTGCCGAACGCGCGTTGTCGGATTTCCAGGTTAGGCAGTTGCCATTCGCCGCTGCCGCTGCGCTGACGGACACAGCCAAGGAGGCCAAGCGCGCCGTCACTGACCATCTGCCATCGATCTTCGATAAACCGACGCCGTTCACGTTGAACGCCATCGGCGCCAAGCCCGCCACGAAATCCCATCTCGAATCGGTGGTGTTCGTCAAAGACATCCAGGGCAAATACCTGCTGCTCGAGGAAATGGGCGGTGAGCGAACCGCTGCTGACAACACGCGCAAGCCTGGATCGCCCTTCAGCGTCCCCGGCAAGGCGCTGCAGCTCAACCAGTTCGGCAATATCCCTAACGGCCTGATTGCCAAGCTGGGCGATGCCGCCACTGGCGCCACGTATTCCTGGGATTACGCCAAGCAGCCTGCTGGCACGTTCGGCCGCAAGGGGCTTGCCGAAGCAGCCAACAAAAAGGCGGATCGTCGCCGCCGTTCGTTGGCGCGGCGCTCTGCCAAGGCAGCAGGTGCCATCGCCTACTTCAAGGGCCAAGGTCCGAACGATCGCGGCCCTGGCGGTTTCTTCGTGCGCCTGCCCGGCCATAAGATCACGCGTTTGACATCCTTCGAGACGAAAGCGTCCTACCAGCCGATCTTCCACTTCCGTGATCGCGTGGCCTTGGTTGCCAAGCAAACTTTCCGCGTGTTCCTCATGAAGCGTTTGCGCGAAGCCATGAAGACGGCCAAATAGCCACCGCGTTTCTCCACCCCACGCGCCCCAAACTCTCCACCCGTCCTCACCCATCCAGCCGGCCGCCACGCGCCACCACGCACGTCGCCATTCACGCCAAGCATCCAGCGCATGTCCGCGCGGGAAACTCCCCACCCGTCCAGCGCTAGAATGGGTCGCCCGCACGCCCCACTCTCTCGCGCGCATTGCCCATCAACCGCTCCCGCGTATCGCAAAAACCCAGCCGCGCTCGAAAGAAAGTCCAACTCTCACGCCGCGTAGGAAATCTCATCCGGTGCGACGGGTCCCTCCTGCCGGAGGCGGCAACCGCGGGTATTTCGCACCGCGCTTTAAACCAGTTTTTGTGAATTTTTGAAAAGCCCTTGATGTTGTTGGTGAGGTTCATGTCCGACACTCCGTCCGCCGCACCCGCCACCGTCAACAAAGCCGATCTCGCCACCATCCTGCGCACCTCCACCAACACGGTGGATCGCATGATCCGCCAGCACGGCGCCGCGTTCCCCATCGTCCGCCGCGGCACCAACGGCGTCTCCTACGAATTCGATCCCGCCGCCGTCGTCGCCTTCCTCGCCGATCTGGATGCCACTCGCACCGCCGCCGGCCAGGCCAAAGACGAGCTGATGCAGCAATACCAGCTGCCCGATATCGACCCGCCCGAAACCGCCGAGCTCAAGCCGCAAGACCGCCTCAAGCTCGCCCAGCTCCGCCAGATCGAACGCCGCGAAGCCATCGAAGCCGGCTTCCTTGTCGAAACCGCCGCTGTCCGCCAGGCCTTCACCTCCGCCTTCGCCGCCCTCCGCCGCGACATGTCCTCCGCCATCCGCCAGGCCTTCCGCGACGCAAACATCCCCGAGGCCGTCACCCGCGCCGTCGAAGCCAAAATCGGCGAAGCCCAGCGCCGCGCCGTGGACAGCGCCTCAAAAATCCTGGAACACAATGGAGACCCAGAACCCGTCCTTCTCTAGCCTGCCATACGCGCATGCCGGCCGGCTGGTGGCGTCGTGCCTGGCCGCGTTTCTGCCGCCGGACCGGATCACCACCGCCGACTACGCCGCCACGCACCGCTTCCTCTCGAACGAAGGCGGCGGCTATGTCGGCCGCTGGATGCATGACAAAGCGCCCTACCTGGTCGGCATCATGGACGCGCTGGATGACACGGAGCACACCACCGTGGCCGTCCCCAAGCCAGGCCAGTGCGGCGGCACCGCCATCGCCGAAAACTGGCTCCTGAAGCTGGTCTGCACGGATCCCGCCAACCTGCTCTGGTACATGCAGACCGAGCCGGCCATGCAGGCCTACGTCAAGGGCACGATCAACCCCATGATCGCCACCCATTCCGGCATGCAGGGCCGCCAGGGGACGCGCCGCACGGACGACTCGCTCGGCTTCAAGGCCTTCCTCGGCATGTCCGTGGAATTCCTCGGCGCCACCCACTCGAACCTGACCAACAAGAAAGCCGGCCGCATCATCGCGGACGAATTCGACGGCTACGACATCGGCGGCGCGGATCCGAAGACGCTCCTCGATGTCCGTCGCTCAACCTTCGGCCTCGAATCGAAACTCTTCTGCCTCAGCCACGCGGACAAGGCAGAAGGAAACACGCCCGCCGAATGGAACAAGGGCATCATGTCCCTCTATCGGGACAGTGACCGCCGCGTCTGGTGGTGGGCCTGCCCGCATTGCTCCATGTTCTCCAGCCCCAACCCCGGCACGCGCTTCACCACCACCCTCGAGTACGACGCCACGCTCCCGCTGGACGAAATCGCCGCCACCGCCCACCTGGTGTGCCCGCACAACGGCTGCGTCATCGCGGACCACGAACGCCGCGCCATGAACCTCACCGGCCGGTGGGTGGGCCTGGGCCAGGAGATTGATGCCGAAACCGGCGAGGTCACCGGTGACCTGGTCAAGCGGGACATCGCGGGCTTCTGGATCGTCGGCATTATGTCGCCCTTCGTCTTCGGCGGCATCGGCGGCCTGGCCGCCGCGCTGGTCAAGGCCGAACGCGAACGCGACTCCACCGGAGACGACGCCTCCCTCCGCCAGGTGGTGGTCAAGCAGCTCGGCCACGGATACCGCCCGCTGCGCGCCATCGGCAGCGTGGACGCCGCCACCCTGGCCGCCCGCTGCGAGCCGGACTTCGCGTTGGCCACCGTGCCGTCAGGTGTCCGGTTCATCACCTGCGGCATAGACGTGCAGGCCAACCGCTTCGAACTGATCTACCGCGGCTTCGGGGTGGATCGAGAGTCCTGGGTCATCGCCCACCAGATCGCCGGCGGCGTGGAGCCCGCTACGGACCCCGCCGCCTGGGACCAGGTGCTCACCGCCGCTCTGGAGGCCAGCTTCCCCCTCGCGGACGGCTCCGGCCGCCACATGAAGGTCCGCGGCGTGGGTGTGGACACCGGCGGCGAGGCCGGCGTCACCAGCCAAGCTTACGACGCCTGGCGCCGTGCCAACCGTGCCCGCCGCACCCGCAGCATCGGCATCATCAGCGGCCGCCGCGCCTGGACGCTCCTGCCCCTCAAAGGCGGCAGCGCGAAGGGCGTCCGGCCCCTGCAGATCGTCCTGCCGGAAGGCCGCAACGATCGCTTCTCCGGCGCGCGGGGGGACGTGCCTGTCGGCCTCTTCGCGCCGAACTGGCACAAGGACGTGCTTGCCGCCCAGCTCGAACGGGCGGAATTCGGCCCGGGATACATCCACTTCCCATCAGGCCTGCTCAACCAGGTGGGCGGCATCGCCAAGCCGCCGCATCCGTTCTTTGACCAGCTCACCGCCGAACGCCGCCGCAAGGACGGGCAATGGGAAAAAATCTCGGCGCGCAATGAAGTGCTGGACTGCATGGTGATGGCCGGCGTCACCGCGCACCTCTTCGCCCCATCCCGTTTCGACTGGACCCGGCCGCCGCCGTGGGCGCGCGACTGGGACCACAACCCCATGGTCTTCGTGCCTGCCCCTGCGTCACAGAATGCACCGGCCGTCGCTCCTCCCGCGGTCCGTGTGCAGCCCCCCGCGGCGCCGCCCGCCAGCTTGCCGCGGGGGATGCCTTCACCACCCGCCATCGCCGCCGCCGGCCGCCGCACGGTTGCCCAGATCATCGCGGGGCAACTCAGATAGCAAATTGCCCAAGGGAGGCCAGGAATGTCGGACACGCTGATCCTGGTGCCGGACCCGCAGGGCCCGTCCACGATCAACACCAGCGCCTTCTCCGGCTTGCCGGCCGCCACGCTGCAAGCCTACCTGAACGCCGCCCAGGCCGCGCTGCAGAACCTGACCATCGGCGGCCAGCCGGTGGTGGTCAGCTATGGCGAGGGCAGCGGACAGAAATCCGTCACCTACAGCCGCACCAATGAAGGGATGCTGCGCAACCACATCCGCGAGCTCCAGATCCTGCTCGGCCTGCGCGGCCGCCGCCGCGCCATTAGCCTGCGGTTCTGATGACCAGCACCGCCCTGCAAACCCGCCTGGCCGCCGCAACCGGCCTGGTGAACCCCAGCACCGGCCGCGCCATCACGCGCGGAGACGTCGCCGCCATCCGCATCCGCGCCAGCCTGGAGCCGGCGTCGGACGGCAATATCAACCCCTACAGTTACGACAGCGCCCAGCCTTGGACCCGGGAGATGTCGGCCTGGCTGCCGCAACTGCGCAGCCCGGACAGCGAGCTCGAATGGGACCGGGACCGCATGGCCGCCCGCGCGCGGGACCTGGTGCGCAACGATGGCTGGGCGCGCGGTGCCATCAACCGCCTGCTGGATGCCATGATCGGCAACCACTTCTTCCCCATGCCGCGCCCGAACTGGCGCGGCCTGGCCCGTCAGTTCGGCAGCAAGTTCGATGCCGTCTGGGCCGCTGAATTCGCCTCCGCCATCAAATCGGAATGGCGTCTTTGGGCGAACGATCCGCTGCACAGTGCGGACGCCACGCAAACCGGCACCGTCACCCAGCTGCTGCGCCTCGCCGCCCGCTCGGAGATGGTGGAGGGCGACAGCCTGATCTTCGTCGGCGCGGATCTGGATGCTCGCGCCAGCGGCTTGGCGCGCTATGCCACCACGCTGATGGTGGTGGACCCGGACCGCCTGTCCAATCCGTTCCACGGCCCGGACCTGGCCGATCGGCGCGGTGGCGTGCAAGTCGATATCGGCACCGGCCGGCCGCTCGGCTACCACATCCAGCGCGCCCACGATTACGATCCGTATCTGACTGCGGCCAGCACCATCTGGGATTACATCCCGCGCCGCACCGCCTCCGGCCGCCCGGTGCTGGTGCATGGGTTTGATCGGGAGCGCGGCGGCCAGCATCGCGGCGTGGGCGTGCTGCACGCCGTCCTCGGCCGGTTCCGGATGCTGAACCGGTACGATGCCACGTCGCTGCAGGCCGCCATGGCCCGCGCCACGCTCGGTTTCTTCATGACGTCCATGCAGGATGAACAATCCGCGCAAGACGCGCTCAGCACGGCCGAAGACGCCGGCAGCGAGGAATTCTATCAGAACCTTGCCGGCGCCATGCTCAACCAGCAGCCGGTGATGATGAACGGCGTGCGCGTGCCGGTGCTGCCGCCGGGCGAGAAAATGAACATGGTCGCCGGTCCCGGCCATGCGGACGATTACGACGCCTTCCAGGCGGCCGGCCTGCGCATGATCAGCGCCGCCACCGGCCAGTCCGCCACGGAAGTGGACAACAATTTCAAGGATATCAATTACAGCAGCTTCCGCGGCTCCATCCTGCAGGCTTGGCGCGCCGTCATGCGCCGCCGCTCTGATTTCGCGGCAAACACCGCCACCCCGGTCTATGGCGCGTTCATCGAGGAAGCGCTGCAGCTCCTGCCGGATCTGCTGCCACGCAACGTGCCCATCGATGAATTTCCCCGCATGCGCGCGGCTCTGTCAGAAGCGCGGTGGGTCGGATCGGGCCGTGGCTGGGTGGACCCGGTCAAGGAACGGCAGGGCGAGGTACTTGGCCTGGATGCCGGCTTCGGCACGTTGGAAGACACCTGCGCGGACATCGAGGGCGAGGACTGGGAAGAGCGTCTGGATCAGCGCGCCATCGAAGTGGCCGCGTTCAAGGCGCGCGGGTTGAAGCTGCCGGAAGTGTATCAGCCGAGCAACGCAACGGAAGACGACAAGAAACCGCAGGCTGCATAGGCAAGGCAAGGGGTTCTCACCAAGAACACCAAGAAGAGAAGAAGCCACCAAGGTCACGAAGAAAAGCAAAGAAAAGTTTTTTGCTTCTTTTTTCAAAAAAAGAAAGTTCACCACATGGACGTGGAAAAAACCTTTACACCCGTGGTGTGCGAAGTAGCGCAGGTCGGCCCGGTCTTTTGTGCCGAGTTCGTGCTGCCACTGAAGATCGCGGGCTCTTTCCGGCTCATCAGGATCTATGGCGCTGGTGAGACACTGGTCACCGAGATCGGATATTTGCCGCCGCCTGAGCCGGCAATTACCGACACGGGCGAGGCGTGACGCACGTGCATCATCGTCTGCCGCTGCTGGCGTCGCGCATTTTCAACGAACCGCTGATGATCCATCCGGGGAAAGGCCTGGTGATCCTCAACGCCATTGGGCCACGCCTCGGCGTGGGACAGGTGCTGGCGCCCGGTGTGGACAAGCCGTCCGCGTTTTTCTTCGATGACGACGACGACTTCATACAGGCGGCCCCGCCGGCGCCCTATGACCTGGTTCAGGATACCGGCATCGCCCTGATCCCCATCGATGGCACGCTGGTGCACAAGAACGGCACCATCCGCCCTTCCAGCGGCATGACGGGCTATGACGGCATCCGCAATGCCTTCCTGGCTGCCCAGGGGGACACGAACGTCCGCGCCATCGTGTTGCAGATCGACAGTTTCGGCGGCGAGTGTTCCGGCTGCTTTGACCTGGTGGACCTGATCGCATCCTTCCGTGGTGCCAAACCATGCTGGGCGGTGCTGGATGATTGCGCATACAGCGCGGCTTACGCCATAGCCTGCGCGGCGGATCACATCACGGTGCCGCGCAGCGGCGGCACGGGCTCCATCGGCACCATCGTCATGCACGCGGATCTGTCCGGCGCGCTCGCCAAGGAAGGCGTGGTGGTCAGCATCATCCAATTCGGCGCGCACAAGGCTGACGGTAATGCCTATCAGGCGCTGCCGCCGGACGTGCGGGACCGGATCCAGCAGAAAATCGATTATCAGGGCGAGCTTTTCGTCGAAACCGTCGCCATGAACCGCAAATTGGCGGCCAGCACCGTGCGCGGCACGGAAGCCGCCACCCTGATGCCTGCCGAAGCCCTCCAGCTCGGCCTGGTGGACGCCATCATGGCGCCGGACGCGGCTCTGTCCGCGCTGCTGGCGCAAATTTCACGCTAAATCGGGCCAAAACCGGCGAAAAACCCCAAAAAATCGCCAAAATCGAAGGAAAAAGCCATGGATACCGAACAAAACGCCACTGTTTCCGGCGCTGACACCGTTCGCGCCGCCGCGGATACCGGCACCGCGCTTGTTCCCACGGACCAAGCTGACCACACCGCCCATGATGCGGCCGAAACCGAGCCGCAGCAGATCCCGGAAGGCCACGGCCAGACCAATGCGCCCCGCATGACGCACCCGGCGGACCTCTCGCGCCCCGTGCTGCCGTCCACGCAGGCGCCCTTGGCCCCAACCGCGCCGCTGCAGGGCTCGCCCATCCCCGGCATGAACATGGACCCCATCGGCTATGACGTCGTCGCCCGGCAGGAGCGCACGCTCGCCAATCCCACCGGCGCGGAGATGGCCAATCCGGTCGTCCTGCCGAAGTAGGGCCGCTGACCGGTCCTGATCCGGTGCCGTACGGCGCGCACCACCACCATCACCATTATCATCGGCGGGACTGCGGGATGAAGATCGAGGCCGTTACGGTCTGCGTGAACTACAGCGACTTCCTCGCCTGGTTCCTGCTCTCCAACGCCAAGCTGTTCGATCGCCTGGTGGTGGTGACGGATACGAAGGATCGCAAAACCGCTGATCTGTGCGAGCATCATCACGTCGAATGCGTCAAGACGGACGTGTTCTACAAGGACGGTCTGGCCTTCGATAAGGGCGCTGGCATCAACCAAGGCCTGGCGCGCCTGGATCGGGACGCCTGGGTGGCGCATATCGATGCCGATATCGTCCTGCCGCCGCGCAGCCGCGCGCTTCTGGAGGCAATGAACCTCGATCCTGCCATGATCTATGGCATCGATCGCATGCTCTGCACGTCCTTCGCGGACTGGATTGCTTACATCACGCTGCCGGAAGTGCAGCACAGCCTGAACGCCTTCGTGCAGGCCACGGCTTTTCCGCTTGGCACCCGCGTGGCCAGCATGGGCGGCGGTGATCGGGCGGATGATTACGTGCCGATCGGCTTCTTCCAGCTCTGGAACCCGCGCGTCAGCGGCCAGATGGTCTACGGCAACCATAGTGATGCTGGGCGAGGGGATTTTGCCTTCGGCCAGAACTGGCCACGCGCCAAGCGCGCGTTGCTGCCGGAAATCGTCGGCATTCACCTGGAAAGCGAGCCGGCGGAGATGGCTGCCAACTGGCGCGGCCGCCGCACCCGCACCTTCGGGCCGGAACACGCGCCCAAGCCCGCGCCCAACCGTCCCGCCTGATCCAAAGCGCCTGACCCCAGCCCACCCTTTCGGAGATCCCGCATGTCCCGCCTCAATCTGCTCGCCGCCACCACGTTCGCGGGCATCGGCCTCGGCCTCCGCCCTGCCGCGACCGCCCCGGCCGCGCCAGCCGCTGCCGTTGTGCCGGCCGCCGCGCCGCCGTCTGACTCCCTGGCCGCAGCCAACGCCGCAAAGGCCGAAAAGAAGAAGGGCACCATCAACGCGGCCGGCGAGTGCGAATGCGAGGACGGTGAAGAGTGCGACTGCGATGAGCCCGACTCGGACTCGGACGCGGATGACGACGAAGGCGAAATGAGCGCCAGCACGCCCGCCGGCGCCGCCCGCATGCGGGAACAGGCCCGCATCGCCGCCATCCTGGCTGATCCCGCGGCGGCCACCCGCGCGGACAGCGCCATGCACCTGGCGCTCAACACCCGCATGCCCCGCGCGGACGCCATCGCGCTGCTGGCAACCCTGCCGAAGGGTGGCGCCAGCCGTAGCCGCCTGGACACGGAAATGGCCGCGCTGAAGGCCCCCGGCGCCGGCGCTGCCCCCGCGAGCGCGTCTGACAAGGCGGCCGCCGGGTGGGAAGGCGCCTTCAAGAAACACGCCGTAGCCATCACCCACAAGTCCGGCAAGTAAAACTCACCCTCGTCAAAGCCTTCGATGGCCTGACCATCGGCATCACCAGCAAAGGACAGTCACATGGTCAGCCCAGTGCTTTACGAAGACTTTAAGACAGCCGAGTTTCTCGTCACGGAGATGCCCGGCACGCTCAGCCGGGACGTGGTGTTGTTTGACAACACTGCCGGTGCGCTGGATCTGAAGATCCAGGCCGGCACGGTCTACTCGTATGAGGGTTACGGCAATCCGGTGGTCACCACCGGCACGAACGTCGGCAACGGCACGCTCACCGGCGCCGCGCCGCAGCCTGCCCAGAACGGCCTGCGTGCTGCGCTGTTGGGCAATTACCTGATCACCTTCACCAGCCCCACGGCCTTCACCGTCACCGCACCGGATGGCCTGGTGTTGCCGGCCGGCACCGTTGGCGTGGCATACGTGAATGAAATCCTGTTCAAGCTCACCGCTGGCGGCACGCCCTTCGCCGCCAATGACACCTTCACCATCGCCATCCAGCCCGGCATGGGATACGCGGTCACCGCGGCCAATGCCGGCAACACCGGCAACGGCACCGTGGGCGCGGTCACCCTGGCGCAGCCCGCCGGCGGCAATCCTGGCGCCCTCATGGGCGCATACCAGGTGGCCTTCACCAGCGCCACGGCATACACCGTCACCGCGCCGGATGGCCGCCAGCTTGCCAACGGCAAGACGGGCACCGCCTATTCGGACGAGATCGGCTTCACCATCACCGCTGGCGGCACACCCTTCGCCGTCGGTGACGGCTTCGCCATCCAGGTCAATGATCCGCCATCCCCGGCCAACGGCGCCGTCACGCTGTTCACCGGCGCCGCCCCCGCCGCCGGCATCATCTACAATTTCGCGTTCATTCCCGCCCTGGGAACCCGCCGCGTGGCCGCCATCACGCGCAACGCGGAAGTGAACCTGTCTTACCTGCAATGGGCGCCCGGCGTCACCGCCGCGCAGCAGGCCACCGCGCTCGCGCAGCTCGCCCAGCTTGGCATCATCGCCCGCCCCTGAAGACCCCACGCAGGCTGTTTGAGGCCTGAGCCTGACCCCTGACACCTGCACTGGAGCCTGAAACCCAATGTCCACATCGATGATCACCGCAAACGTTTTCCGGGCGGATGCGTTCTCCGGCCTGACCATTACGGATCAGGTCAATCGCATCCCGTTCCTGCCCACTTTCCTGGGTGATCTCGGGATTTTCGATGACGAAGAGCCCATCATGACCACCGACGTGCAGGTGGATCGTGAGGACGGCATCCTGACCCTGATCCCCACCAGCCCGCGCGGCGCGCCAGGCAAGCAACGCCCGCCTGAAAAGCGCCAGGCCCGGTATTTCGCGGTGCCGCGTTTGTTTCAGGAAACTACCATTTACGCATCCAGCCTGCAGAACGTCCGTAGCGAGCGGGACGGCATGCAGCTGATGGATCTGCAGGAAATGGTCGCCAAGCGACTCACCGGCCCCACCGGCATCCTGAACAATATTGCCTACACCTACGAATATCACCGTCTGGGCGCTATCCAAGGCCTGCTGCTGGACGTGGATGGCCGCAGCATCATCAATAATTGGTTTGCCGAATTCGGCATTCCGGTGCCCGTGGAAATCGGTTTCGATCTCGGCAATGTCGCCAATCGCGCCGCCGGCTACGTGCGGGCGCAGTGCAACCAGATACACCGCCTCATGGCCCGCGCCGGCAAGGGCGCCTTCATCGAAGGCATCACAGAAGTGCACGCGCTCTGCGGAGACGCATTCTATGACGCCTTCGTCAACCATCCGGACGTGATTCAGACCTATATTAACTGGGCCGCTGCCGAGGAAGTCCGCACGGGCAAGGCATTCACCAGCTTCTATTTCGGCGGCATCTTCTGGCACAACTATCGCGGTTCGGATGATAACCTCACCCTGGCCATCCCCACGGACAAGGTGAAGTTCTTCCCCCGCCGTGCCCCCGGCGTCTTCAAGCTGTTCCTGGCGCCGGGCGAAGGCTTCGAAAGCGTCAACACCCGCGGCAAGAAGATCTACGTCTACCGGAACATCGATCCGTCCGAGGAGCAGGCCTGGGTGAAATACGATGTGAAGAGCTACCCGCTCCATATCTGCACTCGCCCGGAGATGCTCCTCACCGGCCGCATGGAGCCGTAAAGGCCGCCGCGCAGTCCGCCACGGCCGGGCTTGACCCGGCCACCCACGCAGTCCCGCACAGCATCTCTCCCAAGGCAAGCATCCCATGCCAGATCCCAAGCCGCATGAGCTGGACTGCGATCTCTACACATCCACCAGCTCGCATCCCTTCCCGAAAGGCAGCACGGTCCATCTGCATGATGACCTGGCCAAGCAGCTGGTCAGCGCCAAGCTCGCCCACCGCGTCCCCACGGAGGCCGAAGCGCAGGCCACGGCACCTGTGCCTGCCGAGGAAAACGCTGAAGAGCACGCCGCCGCCGGATGATTGATTTCGATGCGCTGGTGGTGGGCCCGTGCGCGGCCACCTTCGGCGAACCGGTCACGTTCATGCCCGCCGAAGGGCCGCCATTCCCCATCACGGCCATCTACACGGACCGTTTTCAGGAGTCGAAATTCGAAGGCGGCGACGAAGTCGTCACCGCGCGCACCATGCTCGGCTGCCAGGACAGCCAGTTTGGCGCCAATCAGCCGCAGCAGGATGACCTGTTCCGCGTGCGCGGCCGGCTGTGGCGCGCGGCGGACGTGCTGCCGGACGGCCACGGCCACACCCGCATCCACATCATGCTGGCCTCGGACCAGGAAGCCGATCTGCCAGAAGCGCCGCCCGCATCATGAGCGCCTCCGTCTTCGCCACGCTGCCACTCGGCACCCGCATCCGCCAGTCCGCTGTGGCCGTGCTGAAAAGTCAGGGCACCCTGGCCGGCCAGAACATCCAGGACAGCCCGCTGGACCCGGCGGCATACGATGACGCGCCCATCATCAACGTCTTCAGCTCGGAACGCCGGGACGGCCGCGCCACCGCCGGCGGCCCGCCCGGCTTCACCGCGCAATACCAGCTCCACCTGCAATGCATCGTAGTGGCCGCCGACAAGAATGACGCAGTTCTTCAGGCGGACACGCTGAAACAGCAGGCGCTGGATGCGCTCTTCGGTGACCCTATATTCCCCACGCTGTGCAACCCCGCTTCCGCCATCGAGGAAAAGCGCAACACCGGCCAGGACAATGCCCGCTTCCTGATCGAACACATGATCACCATCGTTGCCGGCTGGTTCGAGAATTTTGTCCCGCGCGGCACCAGCGTGCTCGCCGGCGTCGCCGCGCCTGGCGTGCCCACGCCCACCATCACCGCCTTCACCCAGGCGAACAACACCATCATCGCCGGCTCCGCGCCCGGCGCCGGCGGGGCAGGGACCGCGCCCACGGAATTCGGCGCGGACGTGCCTCTTCCACCACCCTGAACGCCTCGATCGCCACCTGACCCACCAAAAGGAAACCGCCCGCCATGTCCGGTAGCATCCAGTCGGGGACACTCTACCCGCTCACGCAGATCGCGTTCGACAACAGCCAGGCCGGCGTCAACCAGGTCGTCAAGCCCACGCTGCTGATCGGCCAGACGGTCATTGCGCAGCCGCTGCAGATCATGGCCGTGACCTCGCTCTCCGGCGCGCGCGCCGCCTTCGGCCGCGGCAGCAGCCTTGCCCGCATCTACGAGGCCTATTTCACCAACGATACCACCGGCCCCATCTACTGCCTGCCCTTTGCGGACGCCGTGGGATCCACCAAGGCCACCGGCACCTTCACCATCACCGGTCCCGCCACGGCCAATGGCACCATCTTCGCCTATATCGGCGGCCGCCTGGTCACCAGCGGCGTCACCAGCGGGCAAATAGCCACGCTGATGGCCACCAACCTTGCCGCGGCCATCAACGCCAATCCGGATGTGGCCGTGGTGGCCACCTCCGCTGCCGCCGTGGTCACCTGCACCGCCAAGAACGGCGGCACGCTGGGCAACGGCATTGCGCTCACCCTGAATTATCAGGGCGCTGTCGGCGGCCAGTCGCTGCCCGCCGGCGTCGCGGTGGCTGTTGTCGGCATGGCCGGCGGCGCCACGGACCCGGACATGACGCAGGTGGCGCCCATCCTGGGTGACAAGCCCATGTTCGCCATGATCCACCCCTATACGCTGCCCACGCCCATGGGCGCCTTCGCCGCCATGATGAACTTCGCCACCGGCCGCTGGTCCCCCACCCGCAAAAGCTGGGGCCACTGCATGACGGCGCGCGCGGACACCCCGGCCGGTCACGTCACGTACAGCGCCGGGAACAATGATCCGCACAGCTCGGTCTACGGATACGAGCTCGGCTCGCCCACGCCTGCGGATGAAGCCGCCGCGGCCTACTGGGGCACCGCCATTCCCAGTTACCGTGCCCAGCCGAACCTGCCTGTGCAGACCTTGCAGATGCAGTTCTTCCTGCCGCCGCCATCCGGTCTGTCGGAAGCCTCCGGCGGGTCCTTCAGCAAAACCACGTGGCAGCTGCTGCTGGGCTCCGGCATATCGCTGGCCACCGTCGCGGCCGGCAACGTGCCGGTGCTGCTGCGCGCGCCCACCACCTATCAGACCAACGCGTTCGGCCAGGCCGATCAGAGTTATTTCGACACCGGCAGCCTCTACACGCTGATGGCCATCGCCCAGATGCTGGACGCGATGGAGACCCAGAAGTGGGGCAGGGTTCTTCTGGCGGACAACGGCACCAATATCGGCCCGAACATCCCCTTCAAGACGCCCGCCACGGCCAAGGCGGACATCTATGGCCTGTATCTGGACATGGTCTCCCTCGGCCTGGTCGAGGACCCGGACGCCATGCTGGCCGCCACCACCGTGTCCCGGAACCTCCAAGTGCCCACGGAACTGGACACCACCTTCGCGCCGTTCCTCGTGCTCGGCCTGATCCAGGCCAACACCACCATCCAGTTTCGGAACTACAGCGCCGCCGCCGCCGCCGCGATCCTCGGCCAGTAAGGAGCAACCCCAGTGGTCAACACGTTTATCGGCGGCACGCTCCAATTCATGATTGACGGCGTGCAGTTCAATCTCGGCGGCAGCTTCAAATATCGGCTGGGCGGCCAGAAGAGGAAGACGAAGAACGGCCTGAATGGCACGCTCGGTTTTGTCACCGAATACTCGGAAGCGATGATCGAGGCGCAGTTGTCCATGGATGGCAGCGTCAGCGTGGCCCAGCTCAAAGCCATCAGCAATTCCACGCTGACGGCGACCCTTGATAACGGCCGCACCATCGTGCTGTACAACGCCTGGCAGACGGACGATGATCCGGAAATCGATGCGAAGGAGGCCGAGGCCACTTTCAAGTTCGCCGGCCTCCGCGGCGTGGATCTGTAAGCCTGTGGTTCGTGACTCCTTCACCTTCGATCTCGAACACCCCGTGATGGCGCATGGGGAAAGCATTTCCAGCCTTACCATCCGGCCGCCCACGGGAAATGATATCGCGCAGTGCGGTTTTCCCTTCGCGCAGGAGCGCAATCCACGCTCGGGACGGCTGGTGGACACGATCGAGATGGACTCCATGCGCGCGCTGCTCTCGCGCTGCGGAAACGTCCCACTGTCCACCATCGATGCGCTGGCGGCCGTGGACATCTATGCGGGCGTGGACGCCGTGAAGAGTTTTTTTCACTTCAGGATCCGCGCGCCATCCTCCGGCTCTACATCGCCGTCGGAAAATGGTGCGGCGACCAAGGATTCATCTTCAGTCTGACGATCCCCCGGCTGTATGCCTACAACGAACAGGCCCGCATCGTGGCCAAGGAACAGGCGGGCTAGATGGCCGAACCGAACGCCGTCTTCCACACCGCCATCACGGCTTCGGACGACACCTCCAGCACCATCGAGAAGCTGAAGGAACGCTGGAGGTCCCTCGGCCATGAAATCGAACATGTCGGCCATGCCAGCGAACATGCCGAACACGCCCACGCCCACATGTTCGCCGCGCTGTCGGAGCATGTGGACCTGGTCCACGAACACTTCTCCGGCCTGCATGCCAGCATCGGTGAGGTAGGCAGCTCCATTGGCGAGCTGATCCCCCAGTTTGGCGCGCTCGCCGCCGCCGGCGCCGTCGTCGGCCTGTTCGAAACCGCCGAGCATGTGGCCGAGCGTTATGGCGAGCTCTCGCACATGGCGGCCGAGCTCGGCACCTCGGCGCAGAAGCTCAATCAGCTGCAGATCGTCGCCAAACTGACGGACACCAGCGTGGAAGGGATGGATCACTCCGTCTCCAAGCTGAATAAGACGCTGGCGGAAGCCGCCAGCGGCAAGAACAAGGACGCCGCAGCGCTCTTCAAGCATCTTCATCTGGACCCGCGCCAGTTCAAGGACGGCGCATCCGCCCTGCCTGCGCTTGCCGCCGCCTTCCAGCACACCAGCAGTGCCACCATGCGCACCCGCATGGCCTTTGCCCTGTTCGGCAAAGCTGGCGCCGAGATGATCCCGCTGCTGATGAAGGGCAGGGACGCCCTCCATGAGAACATGGAAGAGGCACAGCGTCTCGGCATCAATTTCGAGCCGTATGGCGAGGGCCTCGAACGCTACAACGAAAGTCAGAAGAAGCTCACCGCCGCCACGCAGGGCTTCACGGATTTGCTGGGCGGCAAGTTGGCGCCCGTGCTGCAGCCGCTGATCGATGAAAGCACGGAATTCGTGCTCGCCAACCGCGAGTGGATCACCGGCAGCATCGCCGGCGGCGTGCGTGAGTTTGGCCACTATCTCGAAAACATTCCCTGGAAGGAAGTCGGCGACGATATCCGGACCGTGTCTACGGACACGTCCAACTTGGTGGAGCACCTTGGCGGGGCGAAGCGCGTCATGGAGCTCCTCGGCGCAGCCATGGCGCTCAAAGGCGTCATGTTTCTTGCTGAACCGATCAAGGAAGTGGCCCAGCTGTCATTGGCAACGGGCGCGCTGATCATCAAGCTTGGCACGCAGTTGGTCGCTGCCTGGGTCGGCGTTGGTAACGCCGCGGAGGCCGCTGGCACGAAAGAGCTTGCCGCCGCCACATTGGCCACCAACGCGGCACGCGGCGCGCCTGGCGCGGCCGTCACCGAAGCGGAGGCCGCCGCCGGCGCCCGCGCCTCCGGCTTTGATCGTGTGCAGGAGCAGGCTCGCCGAAATCTACGCGGTGGGCCTCTCACAGTGGATGAAACCACGCGTCAGTCCATCAAAGGTCGCGGACTGGCCTCCATCCTGGAGCTTGGCTTCCTTGCCTATGATGCTCAGGAAGGCAGGGCAGAAGACAAAGACTTCATCCGAAACAATCCGGCTTTCGCCCGCCAGATGACCCGTGCCGAATATGAGCGGCTGCCAGAACACACCCCGCATCCGGTGCCGTGGCTGGGCATCACGGACGACAAGGCGCACCCCGGCGCCATCGAGCGTGCCCAAAATTGGTTTCCGCATCTCGATTGGTTCGGCAACCCCGCATCTGACGACAATCTCCGCTTCGCCGCCCCGCCCCAGGCGCCACCCCTGTCCCCCGGCCGTGCCGCGCAGGAAACCGCCAAGACGGACATCACCATCAAGGTCCTTGGCCTGCCCGGGCAAAGCCAAGTGGACACCATGACATCCGGCCCCGTCGGCAAAGTGGACGTGAAAAACCTCGGAGAATACTGGAACCCGTTCTAAATGGCCCCCTCTTAGATGGCATGGATTGACCGCCTGCTGCCGGGCAGCTTTCGCGGCGTGCCGTTCTATACGGAGGAACATGCCGAGACCGGCGGCCGCCGCGTGGCGGAGCGGGAATATCCGCTGCGGGAGACGCCCAGCACGGAAGATCTGGGCCGCAAGATGGATCGCTGGCGGATCCAAGCCTATGTCATCCAGGACCTGAGCACCCAAGATTACATCGATGCGCGGGATGCTTTGCGCGCCGCCTGCCGCCAGCCTGGTCCGGCCACGCTTGTGCACCCATATCTCGGCTCCGTCAGCGTCAACTGCGTCACCATCACGTGCAAGGAAAGCCTTCAGCACGGCGGCATGGCGGTGTTCGATCTCGAATTCATCGAGTCCGGCCTCACGCCGTCGCCCACCATCACCAAAAGCACGGACAGCGGACTTCTTGGCGGCCTGTTCAGCACCCTCACGCTGCTGACCCAGGCCTATGCCATCGGCAGCCTGATCGCGCAGCGACCGGGCGTGCTGCTGGGCTTCGCTGAGTCCTACCTCGGCAGCCTTGTGGGCGGCCTCACCGGACTTCCGGCTTCCGTGACAGGCCAGATTACCACGCAGATCCAGGCGATCACCTTCAGCCTCACCAATGGCGGCACGGCGCCCGTCACCTCCGCCATTACCGGCCTGACCGGCGACCCGGTCACCATCGCCATCTCGGACGCTTTCGCGGCCGCTGCACAGGCCGTCCTCAACCCGCCTGTGGTGGCGGATACGGATGATGTCACCGGCGTCACCCAGTCCCTCGCCCGCATGCCCGCGGACCCCACGCAGGGCGTCACGCAGCTGGCAACCTGGGTGGCAAGCACGGTTGCACCATCCGGCTTGCAGGTGCCGTTGCAGATGCAGTTGCAAAGCCAGCTCACCGCGCTGGTGCAGGCCTGCGCCACCATCGCCATCGGCCAGATCTACGCCGGCACCACTTTCTCCTCCAGCAACGCTGCTGCGATCGCGCGCACAAACTTGGTCACCCTGCTGGCCAACGCCGCCACAATGGCCGCCGCGCAAGATGAAGACGCGCTGTATCAGGGCTGGCTCACCGTCTCCGGCCTGGCCGTCCTGGACCTGGTCGCCCGCATCCAGTCCCTGCCGTCGCTCACCGCCTACACTACCGTCACCGTGCAACCCGCCTGTGCCCTCGCCCAGCTCCTGCTGCAGGATGGCACGCAGGCGGATGCTCTGGTGGCCCTCAACGATGCCGTGCACCCGTCCTTCATGCCGGTAGCGGGCGTCTATCTGCCTGCGCTCACCTGAAGGTTTGAAGAATGCCCACGGATCCGAACGCCATCTCTCTGGTGGTGGGCGGGAACGTGTTCGGCGGCTGGATGGAAATGACCGTCTCCCGCGCGCTGGATCGCCTGAAAAGCCATTTCGTCATCGGTTGCTCGGACGCCTGGGTAACCAATGGCGCGCCCTGGCAGATTACGCCGTTCTCGCCCTGCGCGGTGAAGATCGGCACGGACACGGTGCTCACCGGCTATGTGGACGAATACGCGGCCGACGCGGACCACAGCACGCACCGCGTCACCATCACCGGCGGCAGCAAGACCGGGGACTTGGTTGAGTGCACAAGCCCCATCAAGGGCGGCCAGTTCAAGGGTTACACGCTGGCGCAAATTGCCCGCGCCATCTGCGCCAATTATGGCATCGGCGTCATTGTCCAGGCCGATTGCAGCCAAATCTTTCCTGACGCCACCATGCAGCGTTGCGAGACGGACTTCGTCTTCCTGGAGCGCCTCGGCCGCATGGCCGGCGTGCTCCTGACGGATGATGCCATGGGCAACCTGGTGCTGACATCCACCGGCACGCAGCGCACCACGGACAGCCTGATCCAGGGCCAGAACCTCCGCCGCCTCGGCTGCAAGCTGAATGTGGAACACCGCTTCAGCATCTACACGCTGAAAGGCCAGCGCGCTCTGGGCAGCACGTCGGCGGATAGCTGGAATGAAGCCCCGGCGGCCGGCATCGCGCCGGTGGTCACGAACATGCAAGCGCAGGCCACGGATGCTGGCGTGCCGCGCTTCCGGCCGCACACCAGCATGGCGGAAGCGCAGCTGGACCAGGCGGGCATGCAGCGCCGCGTGAACTGGGAACGAAATTACGCCATTGGTCGCGCCACCGTCGCCACAGTCACCGTGGATGGCTGGCGCCAGTCGGACGGCACGCTCTGGGATGTGAACCGCCTGGTCCGCGTCACCGCGCCGTTCCTGCAGCTGGACCAGGATCTGCTGATCGCTGAAGTCACCTACAAGATCGATGCGCAAGGCACACGCACGGAAATGCGCTTGGGCCCGGTGGAAGGCTTCACCCCGGATCCCGGGCAGGTAAAGCTGCACGTCAAGAAGGGCAAGAAGGTCAAGGGCGGTGGCGCGTCCTGGGACGGCGCCGGCGGCGCGTAAAAACCGGCAAAAAGTTTTTTGCTTCTTTTTTTCAAAAAATGTTTGGAAGTTTTCATGCACGCACTCGCCGCGCAGATCCGCAGCATTGTGGTGCGCGGCAAGGTGGCGCTGTCCAAGGTCAGCGGCCGCACCCTGCTTCAGGTCACCGCTCTGGACGATGACGTGCATGATCAGGGCGAGCTGGTGCTGCCGCCTGGTTACGTGGCGCTGCCAAAGGCCGGCGCGGACGTGCTGGAGCTGCAGATCAGCGGCCAGGCCAGCCATAAGGTCTACATCGCCGGGGATCACACCGATGATGCGGTGGTGGATCTGAAAACAGGCGAATATGGCATCTCCAGCACCGGCCAGTCCGTGATCCTGCGTGTCAGCGGCACGGAGCTCGTCTCCGCGCTTCTGAAATGGGGACCCACGCGGGACGCGCTCAAACGCCTGATCACGGAAGCCTTTGAGCCCGTCTACAACATGCACACGCATAATGATCCGCAGGGCGGCGTCTCCGCCGTGCCGAACCAGCAAATGACGGCCGCGCACCTCACCGGCGGCTCCTGACATGACTGATATCGCCCTGGCGCTCTCGCCGGATGGCAGCACCACTGACCTGGTCGTCATCGCCAATGACCTCGCCACCGATGACACGCTGGCCACCGCGGTGCTTTTCAGCCTTCAAACGGACCGCCTGGCGGATCCGGAAGACGTCATTCCGGACGGATCCACGAACCGCCGCGGCTGGTGGATGGACTCTTATCTGACGGCGCTGCTGGATGGCACGCCCTACCTGTCCGGCAGCAAACTCTGGCTTCGCCGGCGCGCGCTGGCCACGCAGCAAACCGCGAACCTGATCCAGGAAGATTGCCTTGCCGCGCTCGCCTGGATGAAAACGAACCGGGTGGTGGCGGACGTCACCGTCACCACCACCTGGACCAGTGATACTGGCCTGGCCGTCACCGTCTCCCTGTCCCGCTTCGGCGCGGCCGGCGCTTCGGCTGAAACCTATGCCCTGCTGTGGGATCGCACGCTGGGCACCATCACCATGTCAGGGGGCGCCGCGTGAGCACGGTCTATCCGCGGCCCAGCCTGCCGGTGCTCATCAGCCGGGTGATCACAGGCATCCAGGCCGCCGTTCCCGGCACCACGGCGCCGCTGCCCATCGGCGTCATCACGGCGATCGGCGCCGTGCTCGGTCGCGAGCTCGCCAGCGAATACGCCTACCTGGACAATTTTGCCCGCTGGTTCTTCGTCGCCACCAGTGAGGGCATTTACCTGGATGCCAAGGGCAACCCCCTGGGCGTGTTCCGGCAGCCTGCGTCGCCCGCCGCCGGAAACGTCACCTTCTATGGCGTGCCGTCCTCCACGGTGCCTGCCGGCGCGCTGCTGGCCACCCAGGATGGCACGCAGACCTATCAGCTGACTGCCGCTGTCACGCTGAACGGCAGCGGCACAGCCACCGGCGCTGTTATTGGCACGCAGGGCGGCACCGCATCGAACCAGGCGGCGGCAACCAACCTGGTGCTGTCCGTGGGCGTGGCGGGGGTTAATGCGCAGGTTCCGGTGGCCGCCGGCGGCCTGGTGGGCGGTGTCAACGAGGAGTCGGACGCTGCCTACCAGCTTCGCATCCTGGCCCGTCAGCAGCTCCCGCCCCAGGGTGGCGCCAAGCGGGACTATGTCGCCTGGGCGAAGCTGGTGCCAGGAGTCACCCGCGTCTGGGTCTATCCCACCAATCGCGGCGCCGGCACGGTGGATTACGCCTTCGTCTTCGATGGCCGCGCGGCCGGCGGCGGCTCCATCCTGCCCACCTCGGCCGACAACACTGCCGTCGCTGCCCAGATGGCCATCTATCAGCCGGCGGATATCGCCCCCGGCGGCGTGGCGCCCCTTACGCTGACGGAGGACGCCATTGCCGTCACCATCTCCAACTTGGTCCCCCAGGCCGGTTTCACGAAGGCCCAGGCGCTAGCCAACGCCACCGTCAGCCTCACCAACCTCTTCGCCGCCACCACGCCTGGCAACGCGCCCTATGGAGACGGCATTCCCCAGGGCGGCACCGGCGGCACCACCCAGCTGCAGGCCATCAGTGACGCCATCACCCAGTCCATCGGCGTGGGCAGCTTTGATCTGACTGCGCCCAGCGCGGACGTGGTCAGCGCCACCGGCCACCTGGCTGTCCTCGGCGCCGTCACCGCCCCATGAGCCTATCTCCGGTCCAGCACAGCAACCCCTGGGCATACGCCAAGCAGGCGGACTTCGCCGGCAGCTTGCAGGCCGCCCTGCCGCCCGGAGACGCCTGGAACGGCCCGGTTCTCGCCGCCGTGCTGGAAGGCTGTGCCACGGCGTTCTCACAGCTCCACGGCCGCGCCAGGAACCTGTCTGAGGTGGAGATCGTCCCCAGCACCACCACGCAGCTCCTGCCGTTCTGGGAAGCGGATTTCGGGCTGCCGGACTGCTGCACGCCGCTGGGTGCCACCTTGCAGCAGCGCCGCGGCGCGCTGCTGGCCAAGATCGCCGAAGTGGGGGGGCAATCGGCGGCCTATTTCATTAGCGTGGCAGCTGCCCTGGGCTTCCGCATCACCGTCTCCCAGGGCTCGCTGGGCAGTTACATCTGGTACATCCACGTCGTCGGCGCCGTCACGCCGATCCTGTTCCGCGCCGGCCAGTCAGAAGCCGGTGATGACCTGACCGAATATGAATCTAACACCCAGCTCGAATGCGTCATGCGGCAGATCGCGCCAGCGCACGCCATTCTGAACTTCATTTACGGAAGCTGACATCATGCTGAAGCGCGTGTTTGCCCTGCTGCTCCTGGCAGCGGCCGCCACCGGCTTGTCCGGCGCGCCGGCGGCCGCGCAAAGCGGCGGTGCGCTGATCTATGGATCGGACGCGCTCACCTCGCCGAACGCCGTCTCTCTGCCCACCACCACGAACGGCTGGTTCAACGAAGGCGGCAGCGGCGTCAACGGCACGCAGGTGACGGATTACTGGCTGAATAAGGTCGGCGGCGAGCTCAGCAGCGCCATCACCGCCGCGCCCTGCAGCGCCACCATCAATATGAGCGCCTACAATCAGCTCAGCGCCTGCCTGCAAGCCCTGGTGCCGACATTCACGCCCGTGCAGCAGGGCGGCGGCCTGGGGCAGGGGACGAACAAACTCTATCTCGGCTGGGACAACGCGGTCGCCCGGCTTCGTCTCGCCGTGGATGGCTCGGATCAGGGTGACCTGGTGCTTGCCAAAACGCTCAACCTGCCGCAGGCCGCGGCCCACGTGTCCACCACGGCACAGGGTGTCACAATGACGCCCGGAGTGCCCATCACTGTCACCGCCGCCTTCACGCCCACGCAGAACGGCTTCTGCCTTGTGTCGGGCTTCGGAAACCAGGATCTGGACCCGGTCGGCGGCCCCACATTCATGCAACTATCGGCTGGACCAGGTGCGGAGCCGAGTTCCACGGACAGCACCTATGGCGCGTCTCAGTTCCATCAGATCGTGGTCTCTGTCACCGCTGGAACCACATACACCTTTACCTTCACCGCCACCGCGTCATCCGTGTCCACCAACACGCTGACCATCACCGCGCGCGTCAGCTACATCTTTGTCGGCACGGGATCGTTCTGACCTATGCCCACACCCGGGATCATCGGCGGCGGCTTCACCGTCACGCTGCCCGCGAACTTGTCCGGCGCGCGCAAGGAATTGCGCTGGATAGACAAGGGGCTGGCGGACATCCTGCCCTACCAGCTGGATGCCACCTCGTTCCTGGCCAGCATCGGCAATGACACCATTCAGACCGGCACGGTGGAGATCGTCTCCTCCCCCCCCGGCCTGGTGTTTCAGCCGCTGGTGCTGGGTCCCACCGCGCTCAGCTGGACCATCAGCGGCGGCGTGGTCACCAATCCGCTGGCGGATTACCTCATCACGGTCAGCTTCCAAACGGCCGGCGGCTACACCGTCACGCGCAACATCTGGCTGCGTGTCTGGCCGATCAGCCCCAACGCCAGCTTCAGCACGGATCTGATCCTGCTGGAGGGTCCAACCGGCGTCGGCGTCTATTCCATCGTTCTCAGCACGGATGGCCAGCATTTTGTGTTCACCATGACGGACGGCAGCACGATGCAGGTGTCCACATCCGAAATTGCCGCGCTCAGCTTCGCCAGCTTCAACGGCCTGCCCATGCAGGAGCGGAAGGCCTTCGCCGAGGCCGTGTTCGCCGCCGCCGACGCTTCGCTCCTCCCCACCACCCAGCCCACCAGCTAGGCCCCCGCATGATCAAGCGTCTCTTCGCCCTTGCAGTCCTTCTGCTGGCGGCGGCTCCGCGCGCCCATGCCCTGCCGCCTTGCGCCGGCACTGCCTTTAACAATGGTGGCATGGCCATGTTCGGCGGGACGTCCTGCGAGCACAGCCCCACGCTGGATCATCCCGTCGCCAGCTCGCTCCAGGTGCCGCCTCTGGCCAACGCTGCCTTCCTGACAATGGACAGCACCGGCAAGATGGCCGCCGGCACCATCGTGCCTTACGCGAGCTTGCCGATCGGCAATTATCTCGCCGGCCAGATCACCGGATATGTTGCCGCGGCCGATGATGGCCGGTTCGCGCAGCTCGTGGATGTGACCAGCTATGGTGCGGTGGCAAACGCCAACGCCACCAATCCACTCGGCATCCGGTTCGGGTCACCGTCGCAGCAACAAATCTGCCCGGAGGCCACGTCCGTCAATGACGAACAGGCCTGGTGCGGCTTCCAGGGCGCTTTCGACAAGGCCGCTGCGATCGCCGGCACAAATCTCGACAGCCAATATCTATCCATGTCCGGCGTGCGTCTGCACATTCCGGGCAACGCAAACCCCTACCTCTTCAACCGTGCCTGGGTGCTCAACGATGCAAGCGTGCGCGTTGAGGGCGATTGCGAGATGTGCACGCGCCTCCAGTGGTATGGGGTCACCGACGGCATCGTTTACGGCAAAAATCCGGTCCAGGTCCGGTCCGGCTCGCTTGAGCTGGCGTATCTGTCCGTCGCCCGCACAGGCTTCGGTGGCATCGGCCTCCGCCCCTATTTCAATAATACCCATCCCACTCTCAACATCCATAACGTGACGATCGGCCTGGGCTATGTGCCCAGCCAATCGACGCCGCTTGCCAACGTGAATGCCTGGGCAACAGGCGCCATGATCACGAACGGCAACGATGTCAAGATCAGAGACATGACGGTGCGGATGTGGCCGGGCAGCGGCGCAGGCCACCTGATTGCCCTGTCGGCGACATCGAACTCGATTACCTTCAGCGGGCCGCTGACGAATTACACGTTTGGCCTGCCCATGGGTGACCTGACCAATCCAGGAATCACCTTCACGGCAAGCGCCTCTGGCACGGTCCTGAACGTCACAAGCCCGGGCCAATGGCCGATCACCTTCAACAATGTGGTCACCGCGGGGGGCAGCACCGCTCTCGCCGCCGGCACGAGGATCCTTGCCCAGGTGGATGGCACGCCGGGTGGCGTCGGCCACTACACGCTGAACATCGCCCAGACCGTCGCCAGCGAGAATATGTCCATTGCCCAGGGCATTCCCGACAGTTGCGCCAGCGCCTCGGTTGTCGGAAACACGATCTTCACGGACTGCCAGATCACCGTGCAGCCCGGCGACGATATTGAGATCACCAGCCAAAACCTGGTGTTCTACGCCCCAAACCAGACCCTGATCGGCGGCCAGCTAACGAACGAACTCGGCCACTTCGATTACACGATCGAGGACAGCTTCTTCGCCGGGGGCGCCTCGGGCTGCCTGGGCTTCCACGCGAATTCAGGCGTGGGGCTGCAGGGCGTCAAGATCAACAACAACGGCTGCGGCAACACCAACGAATTCGTCAGGTTCGGCAACGGCCTTGGCACCAACATGCCCTGGCTGCACATGAGCGGCAATCAGGCTCAGATCGACGGCGACTTCTGCCATTGCGAGAACATTTCGGAGATCAAGGGGGACCACAACAACTACTACGTCGGCCTCGGTGCCAAGAATGCCACGCAGCCGCTGCCAAAGCCCCTGCTCGCGATCATGTGGGACATCTACGGCGGCGGCCAAAACAACGAATTCGACCATAATTTGATGGGGACCTATCCCGGGGGCCCGCCGCTGACCGTGTGCATGCGTGCCAGGGACAACCACGATATCTCGACCAGCAATGTATGCGGCTACGGCAAGATCAGCCCGCTGACAGCGAACTATCAGCTGCAGGAGAGCGCGGCCAATTTCACGATGACGTCGGACGTCCTCTACAATTCGCAGGCGGGGACCGCCACGGCCACTCAGGTTGCCGGCGACCACACGGTGACGGTGAGCATCGCCCGCCTGTCGGGGTGGGCTCTCATACCGGGCATGGTGGCGTCCGACACCGATAATCCGGCATCGCTCAGCAACTGCCCTGTTCAAAGCTCCGTCACCAACTCCGACGGCACGTTGACGGTTACTTTGGTGTCCACCTGCAGCGTAACGGGACCTGTGGCCATCGGCGACGGCTTCGGCTTCACCTCCGCGCCGATCGATGAGCAGGCAAATTGGCTGACCGCCTTCCAGGCAACCGCGCTCGGCGGCAATGTCATCTACGTCGAAGCCTACTCCATGCCGGCTGGGCTGACCGCCAACATGCCGGTTTCAGACCTGCTCTTCGGCACTGTGCCGGCCGGGTGCCTGACCACCTTCATCGATTATATCGGTGGTCGCATCGGGCTGGGCTGCAACACGACAGCGCAGATCCTGCCGGGCTATGTCTTCAACCTGCAGGCGCCATACACGAACATCACTGCCGTCAATCGCAATATGCCAGTGGACAGCATCTATGATCAAAGCGCTGTCTTAAAGCTGAATGACAGTTGCAACGACTTGCTTATCACGTTCAACGGCGCGTCCACACATGACATCTACGAAGATGACATGCCCTGCAACGGGCAGATCATCACCATCAAGGACGCGGTCGGGATCGGCGGCCAGTATCCAGCCACCTGGCACAGCACCAGCATGGTGGATGGCAGCATGCCCACCATCAAAGTGGGCCAAAATGGTCTGCTTCAGCTCGTCCGCATCGGGCAGCGCTGGAACCTCTTGAACTACATTTCGCATGCCACCGGCGGATGGACGCCGACCCTGACGGACGCGAATGGGACGGACGTTATGACACTGTCCAGTGTCACGGCCGCCGGGACGTTCAAGGCTGATGCCACAGCCGATGGAAAATGCAGCGTCTTTGTGTATGGCTTCATTACCGCCACACCGCACATCGTCAACGGCGTGGGTTTGCTGCAGTTCAATGGCCTGCCACGCCCGCATGAGTCGGGCACGGTGGATGATCTCGCCGTCACCAACTACAGCGCCTTCACCTGGCCGGGCGGTGCCACCTCAATCGAGTGGGAAAGCGTCGGCACGAGCACCTATCTGGTGCTGCGCGGCCTGAAAAGCGGCGCGTCCAGCAGCGCGAACACTTTGCCTTTTAGCGGCCTCACCTCCGACGCACCCATCACGCTCGGCGTCACCGGCCGCTACTGGGCCAGCGGCTGCTGATCCCGCCACTCACGATCTGACCAGGAGCCATCGGATGAAACACGCACTTTGGGGCGCGCTGGCGCTTGTCCTGGCGCCCGTGTTCGCCTGGGCGGCGCCTGCTGCCACGCCTAGCTTTACCAGCATCGATGCCATTCCCAGCAACGCGCAGGTTGACCTGGGAACAGGCCCGGACGGCTTCCTGCATGAAGTGCTAACGGACAACCATGGCGCGCTGAGCGTCGTCCCCACGGACGGCGCTGGAAATATCTGCGGCCCAGGCTCGCCGCTGCCATGTCCGCAAGCGAGCGGAAGTGGCGGCGGGGGCAGCACCTCCTATGTCCAATCCACGCCGCTCGGCGGCAACGCTGTGGCAACCATGTCTGTATCCACGGCAGTGCCTGCGAACTCAGGACGTTTCCGGGTCAGCTACCAGGTCCAAGGATCTGGCACGGCGTGTGTGTCATGGGCCACGGTTTCGATTTCCATAGCGGGCACCGGCAACGCATCCACGTGCACCGGCAATGCGGCTTTTCTTGTGCAAGCAGGGAGCACTTACAACAGTGCGTTCCCCTTTGTGCCAACATCCGCGCTCTCCATCGTGGAAAGCAGTGGGTCCACCCTCAACCTCGTATGGGAACAGCAATGATGAAGAGCTTCTTCCGAACAATGCTCTGCGCGTCCGCGCTGGGGCTTCTGACGTGCAGCGCGTATGCGCAGGCGCCGGCCGCCCCAGCTTCCTTTCCGTCCACCTTGGCCACCACCTTCACATCCATCAACAGCGCCGTCACCGGCTACAACGCCGCAATCACCACGACCGCGGCGACGGTGGTGGCCGCAGGCAGCAAGAACCGTCTGTCATATCAGCTGCAGGGTTCCGGCTACGCGTGCATGAGTTTTGCGACGGCCACCATCACCATTAGCGCGAACGCTAGCACAGCGGTGTGCACCGGCCTTGGCGCATTCCTGGTCACCGCAGGCTCTGTCAGTAACTACAACGGACAGATCGTGCCGAACACGGCTCTTACCGCCATCGGCGCGACGGGCTCGACCCTGACCATCGTCGGGGAGTCCCAGTAATCATGCGTCACCCGCTTCTAGCCACATCTGCGCTCGCTTGTGTTCTAGGAGCGGGTTCTGCGCGCGCGGACTCACCGTATGTCTACATCTTCGGCCAATTACCTACGGGCTTGGATGTGTCTGTCGGCACCGTCACGTTGCCCGGCACGCCCACGCCCATGCCGAACAACATCTTCGCGCAGGACAGCCGTGGGTTAAACATCCGCGCGTTCTATCTGGTAACGGATGGTAGCGACTACAGCCCGGCGCTCGGCAAAGCGATTGCGAAGTTCAACAGCAATTATGCGTCGGGCAGCTTTACCCCGGTCTACATCCCGTCAGGCATCTGGCCGCTAAACACTCCGCTTGCAACGCAGTTTGCACCATCTGTCCCGGCCTCCCTGGGAGGCAATCGCATGTTCAGCTCCTTCTTGGAGCTGGGCTCAGGCTTTACCGGCACATTGTTCTCTTGCTCTCAGACGCCTGTTCAGTTCACCACACCCACAATTTTGCCGAACATTAATGCCGGCGCCACCGGCAACAATAACGGTTGCAATCTCCACGACATCAGCATCACCGGCAACACGGCATCCACGGGGCAGGATGCCATTGTCCTGAGCGACAATGTGGACTCCGCTCGAATAGAGCGTGTGTCGGTTTATGACGTGCCCGGCTATTGTCTGTCGGCTGGCGGCACTCTCAACCAGACACATGCGTTCCTGCGTGAAAGCAATGTCGAGGACTTGACCTGTTACAACACAGGGACCGCGACTAAGCCAGCGATTGACATTTCTTCCACCGGCACGCAGGATGCCAGCAACGTCGACGACTTCCACAAAATCCGAGTTTACAGCTCTGTGGGTGAGGGCTTCGTCCTCGAAAACGGTAACATTACATCGCCTGTGCGTCAGATTACGCTTGACGCGGTCAACGTTGAAAACTCTCTCGGGGGCAGCAACTACCGCATCGGCTCCACAGCGCTCACCGGCTTTGTGCAATCCATTGTCTTGCAGAATGTGCTTGCGGTCAGCCCGAGCGCCGGCAACTACAATTTCTTGATAACTGCCGCAGGCACCAGCTCTGCCGTGAGCAACATCACACTCGACAATGCACGCAGCATGCCGGGCGCCGGCACCGGCGGTGGCTTGAATGTGCAATACGGCAAGAACATCGCTATCAATTTTAGCACAGCCACTGCCGCAGGGACGCAAGTAACTGTGGGCTGCGGTCTGACAGGATACCTGAGCATCAAGGGCCAGGGTGATGAGGCCTCATACACCAAGTCGGTTTGCGGCACGCTTACCCCCGGCCTACTCCGCATCGCCAACGACCCGACCTACAACCCCCAGGTGATGAGTTCGCTGTCCATTGGCTCAGGCGGCGGTACTGTCACCGCTATCGACAGCACGGGCGGCACGCTCGCCACTAAGACCAACGTGTCAGCGGCTCTGCCCTCGGCTACCACCGGCCAGCTTTACGGCGGTTCAGGCGCGGCAGGTGTTGCGCAAGCTGTCACACCTGGCGCCGGGCTAGCGCTTTCTAGCGGCACGCTCTCGGCGACCGCTGCAGCAAGTTCGACAAGCTGCACACTGATTTCGACCACGACCACCACGACACTCGCCACATTGTTCCCAACCGCAAAGATCTTTAGCGCGACTGTCCTCTCAGCGGGAAATGCCGGAGCGTCGGGCGTCACTTCGGTAACCGGCACCGCTTACTCTGGTGGTTCCGGCGCAAGCGGTGGTGGTCGGTGCGATGTGCCGTGGCAGTCTGTCGCTAATTTCCCAAGCTCTATAACCCTGGTCGTTGGCACTGCTGGCGTGCACGGCACGCCTCCATCAAACGGGGTGGCTGGCACCTCAAGCTCCGCATTTGGCTATATCGCATATCCTGCCGGCACCTCGAGCGTAGGCGGGACGGCTGTAAATGCCGCATCTGGTGGCACGGGCGGGTGCATGGGAGGCGCCGGGGGTAATTCATCGGGGACGACCGCGGGAACCGCACCTGTGCTGGGTGGGCTTAACGGCGTTGGTATAAGCGCTGGCAACTCAGCGCCTACCTCTCAAAGCACGCCGGGTTCAGGTGCGGCCGGTGTTAACGCCGCAGCTGGTGCCTTGGGTGGTGCGTCGATCTCGGGTGCATCGGGGGCTGGCTCCGGGGCTGGCATGGCTACCGTGCAGGCCTTGCTTGCGGGAGGCAACGGAGGTCGCGCGGGTATTATTACAAATGCGCTCGGTGGCACAACCGCTGGGGCTGCTGGGGCTGCTGGCACCACCGTTGCGGGCCAGCTTCAAGGCTCAGGTGGTGCCGGCGGGGCTAATAATTCTGCTGGAGTAGGCGGCGCTGGGGGAGCTGGCGCTCTCGGAGCTGGCGGCGGTGGTGGCGGTGACGGCTCAACCGGCGGGGGTCCAGGTGGTGACGGCGGCCCGGCCGGCATCCAGATCTGCGGTGCGAGCTGAGATGAGCCCCACCCCGCGAGGGCGGAGCCGATTCATAGCGGCTCCGGACCCTCGAAAACAAATATAGGAGGATGAGAATGCAACCAAAGGCAATCTCTATTGCGCCAATACAAGAGGACTACCTGGTGACGCGTTGGCTGCGGCAGGTCTGGGCCACCTTGCGCGTCGTCACGCATCGGGATTTTTGGTGGGCGGAGTTCTTCAGCTCCTTCGCGCTGTGCACCTGGTCCGCCATCAACTCGCTGTCCCCGGACGCGCTGTCCAGCCACAACTTCTGGCCGCTGCTGATGGTGGCGCCGGAGCGGTTCTGGGAAAGGTTCAGCCTGGTTGTGGGGCTATGCCAATTCATGGCGCTTATTTCGGACCTGTGGTGGGCGCGCGCCATCGCAGCTATGGGGGCCACATTCCTTTTAGGCAGCATCGTTTTGAACTTTCTGCAGCTCGGCCATTACCCGCCGGGCGCCGTCGGCTTTTATGTCGCCGGCCTGGCCACGAACGTGATGGCCATGTGGAAAAATATAGTGCGTCCCGGAGAAAAGAAGTGAAATGGCCGATCCGACATTGCTGGCTCACCTGCCTACCAGCGCCGGATTTTCCACCGTCATCCCGGCCTTCATCGGTTCGGCCTTCGCGGCGGCCATGGCGTTTTGGGTGAAATGGCAACGCGATCGCGAAAACGAGCCAGATCCCATCCAGAAAGCCGAAAAGAAGGACGCCGACTCCCAGCGCAGTCATCTCGACATCGCTGAGCGCAATTTCCGGGATCGGCTGATCGAGGACAATGACCGGCTTCGTGCCGAGGCGATGACCTGGGAAGCCTCCGCCCGGCGCGTCGATCGCATCGCGCATCACCTGCGGCACGAAGTGGCGAACCTCCGCCAAAAGCTCGGCGACATGACGCCTGTTGACCCGATCCCGTTTCTTGAAGACGACATCGAATAGGGCAGCCATGCATCACCTCTGGCACATGCGCGCGCTCTCCGTCACGGCGCAGCTCCTGCAGCCAGCCCCGCCCCAACCAGCCATCTTTGTCCCGCTGCTGCCCTTCGTGTCCCTCGAACTTTCCCGCCGATCGCTCTTCGACCAGGAGCGTGCGCATCCACCGCGTTTTGCGTCGCCTTGGCCCGAGCTACGCGGCGCGGTGCTGCTGACGTTTCGCATCCCTTTCTGAAAAAGGCTGCCCATGACAATCGATCTCACAAACGTCGCCACGGTGATCGTGGACGGCATCTTCTCGATTGCCACGCCGGTGGCCCTCGCCTGGATCGCCGCGCACATCAAGGACGCCACGGCCCGCCAGGTGCTGAGTGAAGCCACCAAGAACGCCTTGGGCGCCATGCAGCAGGCCGAGGAAGCCGCGGCTAAGGGCGTCCCGCCGCTCACCGTCCCCACCCGCATCGCCAATGTGGCCCCAGGCCTGGCCGTGGGCGTTCAGTATGTCCTGGATCACGCGGGCGATGCCGCCGAGCGGCTCGGCTACACGCCCGAAATGATCGCCAGCAAGGTGGACGCCCAGATCGGCCTTGCGTCCATCTCCAGCAATATCGCGTCGGCCGCCGCACCTGGTCCCACGCCGGCGCCGCTGGCGCCCGTCCCCGTCTCGCCGCCCGTCGGCAAGTAGACGCCGGCAAGTCACCTTCTTTTTTGAAAAAAAGAAGCAAAAAACTTTTTTCTTCATCAGGAGTAGATCACATGCGTTTTGCATCTCTCACGGCTTCCGCCAGCGTTTTCCTGCTCGGCGGATGCGGTTTCTTCACCGGCACGTCTCCCACCTCCGGCGCTGTCGTCAACGGCCTCACATCGCCGGCCGGCCAGCTCTTCTGCACGCTGGAAAAGGCGGACGGCTCCGTGGTGGTCGGCCTCATCGATGCGTCAGCCGGCAGCTCCGCGGCGGCCCCGGTGGCTGTGCTGGCCACGAACGCCGGCGCCGCCATGGTGCAGCATGAATGTGACCTGGCTGCTGCTGCCGTCGGCGCCAAGGTCGGCGCGCCCGTGCCGCCGCCTGCCACCCCTGTCACCAACGTGCCGATTGCCGTCCCGGCCGGCGCGCCCACCTCCGCCGCTCCGGCCGCGGCCGCGCCCGCGCCGTGAGCATCCCCGGCTTCGATCGTTGTCTGGCTGTCACCTGGCAGCCGGATAACGACGGCCAGCCCTTCCACACCACCCGTGGCGACGCCGGGGGCGCCACGGCCTGGGCCGTCACCTTCGCCATCTATGCGGCCTGGGAGCGCGCTCACGGGCGCCCCTGGCCCACGGTGGCGCAATTCCGCCAGGCTACCCAGGCGGACCTGTCCACCATCCTGCACGCCTGGTTCTGGTTGCCAGTGCAGGGGGACGTTCTGCCCGCCGGCATCGATCTGATGGCGTTCGAGTGCTGCATTCTGTCCGGCCAGGGCACCGCAGTGGATCTGCTGCAGACCGTCGCCTGCGTGAAGGTGGACGGCCGCCTCGGTCCCATCACCCTGGCCGCGATCGCCGCCATGGATCCCACCGCCTTCGTGGACAGTTTCGCCGCCGTCTACGAAGCGCGCCTACGTGACATGCATGGCGCCGCGGAATTCGACGCCGGCTGGAGCCGCCGGCTCCTCGCCGATGCCGCCCTTGCCCGCCAGTGGATCACCCCGCCCGCCACTGTCTAACCCGGAGAATGACCATGAAGCTGACACTGTGCGCCCTCGCGCTGGGCATCGCTTTGCCGTGCGCCGCCTTCGCGCAAACCTCTGCCATCGGCTCGCGAGTCGACAAATCGCAGGTGGTGCCGCAGGTCGCAACGGACATTTTCCCGGCTGTGACGGCTGGCGCTCATCCGCGCGTGCGCCTGGTGCTGCGGGACACTGCCATCGATTCCGGCAGCTCCGCCGCGGTGACCATCTGGTGTGCGAAGGGCACCGCCGCCGCCAACCCGGCTGTCATCGGCGCCAACGGCTTTCCGCTCAACGCCGGCATCGATGACGCCGGCGTTGGCGTGTCGCAGGACGCCATCAACTGCATCCAGGCCGCCGGCCAGACGCACTACGCGCAGCTGGAGCAATACTGATGAACGCCCCTCGGATCGCGGCCCTTGCTGCCGCACTGGCGTTCGCCTGCGCCCCGGGGGCATGGGCCAATCGGGTGTTGCCGCCGAACCAGGGCGGCGGAAACCTCGCCGCGGCACTGCCCGCCACGAATCAGTTCTACTGCGGCACGGGCACGGCTGGCGCCGCCCAGCCCTGCGCCGGCGGCGGCCTGTCCACTGGCGGCCCGGTCAATCCTGTCTTCGGGCCGTCCGCCGCCCTGTTTGCTGCGCCCTACTATTCATGCACAACGAACAAATACGTGGCCACCACAGGCAGCGACAGCGCCGCCGGCACCAGCGCAGCGCCCTGGGCCACCTTGCAGCACGCAAACGACAGCCTTGCCACTGGCGGCGCCGCGGCCGGCACGTGCATCAACGTCGCGCCTGGCACCTATGCCGCCGGCGTTGCCATCGATCGTGGCGGCAACCTTGCGAGCTCCACCGGCTATGTCGTCTATCGGTGCACCACCATGGACGCTTGCACCGTCACGGATGTGAATGCCGGGGGCTATAACGGCTCTTTCGCCTGGAAAACCGCGCAGCCCATGGGTGGCAGCTACGTCATCATTGACGGGTTCACCCTCGCGGCTGCATCCGAGACGACGTTCGGACAGGGCATCGCGCTCTTCAACGGCACCGGCAATTATGTGCCGGCGGTGCATCACGTCTGGATCACAAACAACGTCATTTCTGGATATGGCCAATCCGGCGTGCAAATGAACGAAGGTGAATACTTCTTCGTCTTGCACAATAAGATCACCAGCAACTCGAATGCTGGCTGCTCCGCGCAGGGATCTGGCATCTCATTCGCAAATCTTTATCCGATCGACCCCACCCGCACGGCGGACGACGCGAACACGGCTGTCTATGGGAACATCGGCGCCAGCACCGGCGGCCCCACCATTCACAATGCCGTCCAATTCAACGTCCTCTATAACAATGCCATCACCACCTGTGGCAGTTCTGGCAGCGCGTATGACACTGATGGCAACAATATCATCATGGATACCCTGAACTGGGCAAATACTGGCGGCACCATTTCTGGATCGTCGGTCTATCCATACTCCACGCTCATCAATAATAACGTTACCTACAACTCCGGCGGCGGCAGCGTCCACATATTCAATTCTTCGAATGTCATTGTGGCGAACAACACTGCCTACAACGGCTATCTGGACCCATACGACAATGCCAGCGGCCGGGGCCAAATCGACAGCTCCGGAAATGCAACCGTGCTCGGAGCATCGAACACCTTCATCAATAATATCTCCGTCGCGATCCCTGCCGTTGTCGGCTCCTGCGCCTTTAACACGGCGCCCTATGCGCAATTCAACGCAGCCATACTGGGCGGCCCCGCCGGATCCAGCACGCCGGCCGACGTCTTTACGAACAATATCACCATGGGAAGCGGCTGCTATGGCTCCTTCGGCAACAATGGCGAGCACCCAATGTTCGGCACGGACGCCCCAGGTGGCGTCTCCGTCTATTCGTGCACATCAAACAAATGCGCCACCAACCCGCTTTGGGTGAGCGTCGGCGGGACCACGACGGGAACCGAGACAACGCCGCCTGTCGCCGCGAACTTCGCCCTGCAGGCAGGCAGCCCCGCCATCGGCTACGGCATCACGAAAGCCTACCTGCCTGCCACGTCCGTGGATGCCGGAGCATGCCCGCACTCCATGGCAAGTTGCCCTTGAGGCCGCGATGATCTTCATCCTCCGCCTGGTCCAGCTCGCCGCCTGGCTCAGCACCTGGCGCCCCCGGCGTTAGGCATTGCGGCGGTGGTTTTGTTATCGCCCGTCATCGGCCAAATCCTTTGCATGCGCCTCGGCGCTCCAGGGCCACGGCTCTACCACCACATCCATGCTCTCGGCGGTAATGCCGTCTGCAGCGAGCGACGGATCATTCTCAATCAGCTTGGCCACGGCTGCACGGTGCTTTGTCGCCATTGCCTCGGCCGCCTCTTTGCTGGAAGCCGCATGCAGATCATCCGGCCCGACGTAGCGGATGCACCATAGTGGTTCGCTGGTTTTGTTCATCAGGTTGCCTCCTTCTCAGCTTCGCGCTTGAGCCGCCAGAACCCAGTGTTGTCAGATCCGGATGTCTTGTGTTCGCCGCAAACGTCCGTTGCCATGGTGGGCGGCCATACTCGG